TGAGGTAGAGGCTATTGATATTACCCCGCCCCCCAAGAAGGAGTTGGAAGAGATTATAGATGTCAGGGAACTTGAAGAAGGCAACTGAAGACGGAGTAATAAAGAGATTAGAGATTTGGCGGGACTCTCCGTATCGTTTCGTTAAAGAAGCCCTTGGTGTTACGCCTGAGAAATGGCAACGCAAGGCTATGGAAAACATAAGGGACCATGATCGTGTCTCTATTAAGTCAGGTCATGGGGTAGGTAAATCAGCGTTGCTATCCTGGACAGTATTATGGTGGTTACTGACAAGGTTCCCGGCAAAGGTGGCATGTACGGCACCTACTTCCCATCAGCTAGACGATGTGTTGTGGGGCGAGATAGCCAAGTGGTCACGAGAATTACCAGATGGTCTGAGGAAACTGTTAAACATAACCAGCGACAAGGTGGAATTGATAGCAGACCCCAAGATGAGTTTCGCCGTAGCGAGGACAGCAAGAAAGGAAAAGCCAGAAGCATTTCAGGGGTTTCATAGTGATAATATGTTGTTTATCGCAGATGAGGCTTCTGGTATTGAACCGATTATCTTTGAGGTAGCCGAAGGTGTGATGACCGAGGACGGGGCTAAGACCCTGTTGACCGGTAACCCGACAAGGACCTCCGGCTACTTCTTTGATAGCTTCCATAAGATGCGGAAATATTGGAAAAACATGACTGTGGATTGTGGGTCATCCAGTCGTGTTAACCAGAAGTTCCTGGACCAGATGGAGGAGAAGTACGGCAAGGACAGCAATGTTTACAGGGTGCGTGTGGGTGGTGAGTTCCCCCGTGATGATGATGATAGCGTTATCCCGCTTTCTTCTGTTGAAGCCGCTATAGGCAGGGATATTGTTATCCAGCCTGATGAGCCTGTTATTTGGGGTCTTGATGTGGCGAGATTTGGGTCGGACAAAACGGCGTTATGTATTAGGAAAGGGAGGAAGATAATGAAACCTATAGAGTCCTGGCGTGGTAAGGACTTGATGCAAACCTGTGGAATCATACATGAAAAATTCATCAAGGCATCGAAATTTCGGGAAGATACTCCGGAGGAAATACTGGTCGATTCCATCGGCGTGGGAAGTGGTGTGGTGGACAGACTCCAAGAGATGGGGCTTCCGGTACGAGGTGTCAATGTTGCAGAGTCCGCAAGTGTCGATACCCTCTACAACCGACTCCGAGACGAAATCTGGTTCCAAGTTAGAGACTGGTTTCTTACCAACGAAGTCACGATACCGGATGACGAAGAACTCATTGGGGAACTGTGTACTGTCAAATATTCCTATTCATCACTTGGCAAACTCCTAGTCGAGAGTAAGGACAACATGAAGAAGCGTGGGCTACAAAGTCCCGATCTAGCGGATAGCCTTTGCCTTACCTTCGCCTATAGGGGCTTCGGTGGCAAGAGCTTTGGCAAGAAACTTAATTACCCAGCCTTGGGCATTGTATGAAGAAGTGCTACACCTGTAGGGAGTTGTGCCAAGCCAGTGATTTCTCTATTAGGAGAGACAATAAGGACGGCAGGAACAACCACTGCAAGAAGTGCCGAAATGAAAAGAACAGAGAGACCTACAAGAGGCACGGCAAGAAACATTATAAGAGTTCCTACGCTAAGTCCAAGAGGAGGATGGCAAAACTGGTTGAGATGTCTGGCGGGAAATGTAACCACTGTCGGCGTGTGTACCCTAGCTGTGTTTATGACTTCCACCATATTAAGAAAAAGTCATTCAATCTTAAGATGTCAAAGATGAGTAAGGCTTGGGACAAGATAGTGGCTGAGTGGGAGAAAACCGTTATGATATGCTCTAACTGTCATAGGGTTGAACATCATGGATAATAATAAGATACAATAAGGAGAGATACAAATGTCGTCAGCACAGCTATACACCGCCATCCAGGATATTCAGGACCGGCTTAAAGTAGTCGAAGAGAAGGTGGAGATGGTGTTTGGAGAAAGTGAACCTGTGGAAGAATTAGGACTCTTGGAGAAATTAAAGAATGGCAAAGGGAAGAGGAAAAGCAAAACTAAGCGAAGATGAACTGAAGGCAATTGTTGACTGGGAGCTTAATGATGCTATAGGTAGACACGATGGTGAGCTATCTGAGCAACGTCGTAGGTCATTAGAGTTTTACTTTGGCGAGTTTATAGGCAACGAGGTTGAGGGTCGTTCTCAAATTATATCTCACGATGTCTTTGAGGTTATTGAGTGGGCGATGCCGCACTTGGTGCGTGTGTTTATGAGTAGCGATAATGTTGCCTTGTTTGAACCTCGTGGCCCAGAGGACGAGGAGGAAGCCGAGCAAGCGACCGACTACGTTAATTATCTGTTTAATAAACGATGTAACGGGTTCCACGTTCTTAACACTATGTTTAAGGATGCCCTATTGGAGAAGACAGGTGTTGTTAAGGTTTGGTGGGACGATACTGAGGAGGTTAGCCGTGAGGATTTCACTGGTCTCGACGATTTTGCGTTTGCGAAACTGGTATCGGATGAAGATATTGAAGTGGTGGAACATACCGAAAGTCAAAAAGTTATTGAAACTCCGCAAGGCCCCGCACCGATCACCATACATGATTGCGTCGTCGAAAGAACAAAATCAAGGGGGCGGATTCAGGTTGAGCCTATCCCCCCTGAAGAATTTCTTGTATCGAAGAGAGCAAGGGACCTCGACGAAGCAATGTTCGTCGCCCACCGCACCCGCAAATCTATCTCAGAAATTAAGGAAATGTTCCCCGACACGAAAGACTCTCTGTTAGAAGAGATTGTTGGGGATAACGAGCAGGATTGGGACGAAGAATATACAGCACGGCATGATTTTGATGATGTCCAAGGCGGTGACCCTGGTCATGGCAACCAGTGGTTGGGGAGGCGTGTTTGGATTACAGAGTCGTATATTCATGTGGATTGGGATAATGACGGATACGCAGAACTACGGAAGATAACCAAGGCAGGAAACCTCATCCTCGAAAATGTCGAGGTTGATGAAAGGCCATTCGCCTCTGTCTGTCCTATCCCTGTTCCTCATAAATATTATGGGTTATCACTAGCTGATAAGACCAAAGACATACAGATTGTAAAATCAACTTTATTGAGGAACATTCTTGATAACATTTATAACCTTAATAACGGTCGTTTTGAGGCTGTTGAGGGTCAGGTAAACTTCGATGATTTATTGACTTCCCGCCCTGGTGGTGTGGTTAGAGTCAAGCAAAAAGGTGCCGTCACAAGATTGGATACACCGCCACTCCCTAACGGTGGTTTTGAGTTGCTCGGTTATGTGGATCAGGTGCGGGATGGCAGAACAGGAATATCCAAGTTTAGAACAGGGTTGGATGCAAATCAGCTAAACAACGCCAAAGCCACTCCTGCGAACAACCAGATGGATGCCGCCAACGCAAGGCTGGAGCTTATGGCTAGAACCTTTGCGGAGACTGGCGTTAAGAGAATATTCCAATTAATTTACAATAATGTTGTTAAGCACCAGAATCATAGTGATATGATTAAGCTAAGGAATAAGTGGGTTCCTATTGACCCGTCCAACTGGAAGGGCAATGTTAATGTTGATATATCTGTAGGGCTGGGGCATGGTAACCGTGACCAGACGGTAGCCCATATGGGGTTGCTTGCACAGCATTATACTGCTATGCGTCAAGACCCGGAGTTCAAGGATATGGTGAAGAGGGATAATGTTTATAACATGGTTAAGGAGTCCTTATCGGAAATAGGATACAGAAATACTGACAAGTTTATTACCAACCCTTCTTCATTGCCCCCATACCAAGCCCAACCGACACCCGAACAGCAAGCACTCCAAGCTAAAGGTGAGTCTGAGAAAATGCGGGGCCAGGCCGCTATGATGAAAGCCCAGGCTGATACCCAGAAAGGCCAGCAAGACGGGCAAAACACACAAATGGATATGCAACTCAAGGTTCAAGGTATGCAAATGGACAAAGAAAAGCAGTCTATTGATATAGCCAGGATGCAAGCCGAACTTCAAGGAGAAACCCAGAAGTTTGAACTGGAGAAAGCTAAGTTACAGACCCAGCTTGTCAGCGAGATGGAGCAAAATAAAGTGGAACAGGCCAAGACTCAGATTGAGTTTGAGAAGGTCGTTGCCGAGAAGGAGAAACTTGCGGTAGAAATGCAGATGAAGGAAGCTGAATTCGCCTTAAAAGTGGAGGAATTAAAACTTGAAAGAGAGCAAGAACGGTCCGTCAAAATTGGGGAGTAAGGCCGAAAATTTCAAAATAACTGCACAGGTAGTAGCTAGGAAGTTTCACGAAGATAAAGAGTACCGCACCCAGCGGATACCAAATAAAAAGCGTAATTATAAGAACAATATTAAGGATTGGCTTGAATCATGGCCGGACTACTAAAGACAAATGACCAGTGGTTACGGAGCAAGGTTGGCTTAGACCCTCGTGTGTCCGGGCGTGAACAGCCTAGTATGTACAGTGACCAAGCAGGGTTCTTTAACTCTATAAACCAGGGATTGCTGGATATGTTGCCGATGGCTGGGATCATGGCGGGTGTTGGTTCCAAGACCGCTAATATGTTGAAGCTGAAACAGGCTCAAGAGTTAGCGGAGCAAGGTGCAACAAGGATGCAGGTATG